TTTACAGACAAAGTTGTTCCTATATCGATTAACTATCCTTTCTTTTTTAAACCTATACAAGATGGAATGGATCGTCCAAAATCCGAGCTTGCTTATCGTGTTCCCGCTAGTAAGTTTACGAGAAAGAAGATTACAGCGAACGAACAGCTCGAAGACATTAAAGGATTAGATACAACAATAGATTGGAAGAATACAGGAGATAACAGTTACGATGGTGAAAAGTTAAATCTATTGGTTCATGATGAAAGTGGAAAGTGGGAAAGACCTGATAACATATTAAATAACTGGAGAGTTACAAAAACATGTTTACGACTAGGTAGTAAAATAGTTGGCAAGTGTATGATGGGTAGTACTTCAAACGCTTTAGACAAAGGAGGAAGTAACTTTAAAAAACTATATAATGCTTCAGACGTTACTTCAAGAAACAAAAATGGACAAACAAAGTCTGGTTTATATTCTCTTTTTATCCCAATGGAGTGGAACTACGAAGGATTTATTGATGAATACGGATATCCAGTATTCGATAGTCCAGATAATGATGTCCTCGGACCAGATGGTGAATTAATCGACGTAGGTATAGTAGAACACTGGGAAAACGAAGCAGAGGGATTAAAATCGGATAGCGATGGTCTAAATGAATTCTACAGACAATTTCCAAGAACAACAGAGCACGCGTTTAGAGATGAAGCTAAAAACTCTATATTTAACTTAGTTAGAATATACGAGCAAATAGATTATAACGAAGGAATTGGTAGCACGGCGAATGTTAACACCGGAAATTTTCAATGGATAAATGGAATTAAAGATACAAACGTTATGTTTTACCCAGATCCAAAAGGTAGATTTAAAATAAGTTGGGTTCCACCTCAACATATGCAAAATAAAATTATTCAAAAAAACGGTATTAAATATCCCGCAAACGAACACATGGGGGCTTTTGGTTGTGATAGCTACGACATATCAGGTACTGTTGATGGCAAGGGGTCTAACGGAGCATTACATGGATTAACTAAGTTTAGCATGGAAGACGCTCCTCCAAACCATATGTTTTTAGAATATATAGCTAGACCACAAACTGCTGAGATATTTTTTGAAGATGTGTTAATGGCTTGCGTGTTTTACGGAATGCCTATACTAGCAGAGAACAACAAACCAAGATTGTTATACCATTTAAGAAGAAGAGGTTATAGAGGTTACAGTATGAATAGACCGGATAAAACATGGAACAAACTATCTGTAACAGAAAAAGAAATTGGCGGTATACCTAACTCAAGTGAGGATATAAAACAAGCTCACGCAGCCGCTATTGAAATGTACATACAACAACACGTTGGTCATTTAGGTGATGGTAATTATGGAAATGTATATTTCAACGAGACATTAAACGATTGGAGTAGATTTGATATAAATAAAAGAACAAAGTTTGACGCATCTATTAGTTCTGGTTTAGCTATAATGGCTTGTAATAGACATTTATATACTCCAAACGCAAGTATAGAGAAACCAAAATTAAACATAAATATCGCTAAGTATTCAAACACAGGTGGTATGTCTAAATTAATTAAAAAATAATATGAGAGGTAATCATCATTTTCCAAGTCAAGTAGTTAGCGATAACGAAAAATCATCCTATGATTATGGGTTGAGAGTAGCGCAAGCTATAGAGGCTGAATGGTTTGACGGAGAGAGAAACGGATACAATAGATATAACAACCACTTAAACAACTTTCATAAACTAAGGTTGTACGCTAGAGGAGAACAATCAATACAAAAATATAAAGACGAGTTATCTATTAACGGTGACTTGTCGTATCTTAATTTAGATTGGAAGCCAGTTCCAATTATACCTAAATTTGTAGATATAGTTGTTAATGGTATATCAGAAAGACAGTACTCTATAAAAGCTTATTCTCAAGACCCATACGGAGTAGAAAAAAGAACAACATACATGCAAAGTATAATGAACGATATGAAAGCCAAGGAGTTTGATCAAATGGCTAAAAATCTAATGAACGTTGATCTTAAAGAAAATAAAGAAGAGGAAATACCAGAAACACAAGAAGAGCTAGATTTACACATGTCGTTAAATTATAAGCAGGCCGTAGAAATAGCAGAAGAACAAGCTATAAAAGTTTTGTTAGATGGTAACAAGTATGATCTTACTAGAAAAAGGTTAATATACGATTTAACAGTTTGTGGTATTGCCGCTTCAAAAACTACCTTCAACACAGCTGAAGGTGTCACAGTAGAATATGTTGATCCAGCTAACTTAGTTTACTCCCATACTGACTCACCTTATTTTGACGATATATACTACGTTGGAGAAGTAAAGTCAATACCTATAAACGAGTTAATAAAACAGTTTCCAGATATAACAGAAGGAGAGCTAGAAGATCTAACAAAAAATAATTATAAATATAATTATAGGTCTGGAGGTAGAAAAAATTTAAATAAAGATAAAAACAAAATAGATATTCTTTATTTTAACTACAAAACATACACTCATGAGGTTTATAAAGTAAAAAAAACATCAACTGGACTACAAAAGTTAATAGAAAAAGACGATAGTTTTAATCCGCCAGCAGGAGAGGGTTTAGCTTTTGAAAAAATTAGTAGAAAAATAGAATGTTTAATGGAGGGAGCTTTAGTATTAGGAACTCAAAAACTAATAAAGTGGGGAAAAGCTAAAAATATGATGCGTCCTAAAAGTGACTTTAATAAAGTTACTATGAATTATTCTATAGTAGCCCCAAGAATGTACGAAGGACGAATAGAGTCTCTTGTTGGCAGAATAACTGGATTTGCTGATATGATTCAACTTACACACTTAAAGCTTCAACAAGTAATGTCTAGAATGATTCCAGATGGAATATATTTAGACGCGGATGGTTTAGCAGAGATTGACTTAGGTAACGGAACTAACTATAACCCACAAGAAGCTTTGAACATGTTCTTTCAAACTGGTAGTATAATTGGTAGATCGATGACTATGGATGGTGGTCAAAATGGTGGTAAAATTCCTATTCAAGAAATACAATCTGGTGGTGGAGCTAAGATGCAGAGTTTAATTGGTACGTATAACTACTATCTACAAATGATTAGAGATACGACTGGGTTAAACGAAGCTAGAGACGCTGCAACTCCAGATCCAAAAGCTTTAGTTGGAGTACAAAAACTAGCGGCAGCTAATTCAAATACAGCAACAAGGCACATATTACAAGGTGGAGCTTTTATAACACAAAGTATATGTGAACAGCTTTGTTTAAGAATATCAGATATATTAGAATACTCTCCAACGGCAAATGCTTTTGTACAGGCTATTGGGTCTCACAACGTAGCTACTCTTCAAGAAATGAAGAATTTACATCTTTATGATTTTGGTATATTCTTAGAGTTAGCTCCAGATGAAGAGGAAAAACAATTGTTAGAAAACAATATACAAACTGCTCTTTCTCAACAAACAATAGATTTAGAAGATGTTATTGATTTAAGAGAAATTAAAAACATTAAATTAGCAAACCAACTTCTTAAGATCAGAAGAAAAAAGAAGATGCAGAAAGATCAGCAAATGCAACAAGAGAACATGAAGGCTCAAGCAGATGCAAACGCTCAACAAACTCAAGCTGCAGCTCAGGCTGAAATGCAAAAAGCAGCGGCTATGGTAGAAAACGAGATTAAAGTTGAGACTCAAAAAGGAGAAATCAAAAAAGGTACATTGCACGTTGAAGCTGAGGTTAAGAAAATGTTAATGGATCATGAGTTTGAGTTAAACATGAAAATGAAACAAATGGAGTTGGATATGATAGAGAAAAGAGAAACATCAAAAGAGATCATAAAAGACAATAAAGAAACAAAAAACCAAGACACAAAAAACCGACACGAATCAAGAATGGAAGATAAGAAAGCAGCTAACATAATAAAAGCTAAAGGATTTGAATCTTCTGGGAACGATGTTATAGGTGGAGGTATGAGACTAGGAGCGTTTGAACCTAGCTAAAAATAACAAACAAATTATTAACTATTATTATATTATATTATGGCAAAAAAAGAAGAACCAAAAGTAGACGAGAAAGTTGAAAAATTAAAGATCAAAAAACCAAAAGCAAAAAAGCTTAAACAAACAGAAGACAACGTTGTAAAAGTTGATCTTAAGGAGTTAGCTAAAAAAGCTGAAGATATCACTAAGGTAGATTTATCAAAACCGGTTGAGGAAATAAAAGTTCCAGAAGAAAAAGTTGAGACAAAAGAAGAGGTACCTACGCTACAAGAAGTTACAGACGAAGTAGTTGAAGCTGAAAAAGTAGCTGAGGTTGTAGAGAAGGAAATTATAGAATCAATCGAAACAGGAAAAGAACTTCCTCAAAACGTTCAGAAGTTAATGAGCTTCATGGAAGACACAGGGGGTGATTTAAACGACTACGTTAAGTTAAATAGAGATTATTCTGAAATGGATAACCAAACTCTATTAAAAGAATATTATAAAACAACAAAACCTCATTTACAAGCGGATGAAATAGACTTCCTAATGGAAGATCAGTTTTCATTTGACGAAGATGTAGACGAGGAAAGAGATATTAAAAGAAAAAAATTAGCGCTTAAAGAGCAAGTTGCCAGCGCTAAAGCTCAATTGGAAGAGCACAAATCCAAATATTATGAAGAGATCAAAGCTGGGTCAAGGTTAACGCCTGAAGCTAAAAAGGCTATGGATTTTTTCAACAGACACAACAAGGAGTCTGAGAGTACTAAAAAGATTCATCAGGAAGCAAAGAATAGATTTTTAAATAAAACTGAAGAAGTTTTTAACGATGAGTTCAAAGGTTTTGAATACAAAGTTGGAGACAAAAAATATAGGTTTAACGTTAAAGATCCTAACCAAGTAAAAGAAAGCCAAAGTGATATTAACAATTTTGTCAAGAAGTTCTTGAACGAAAACAATCAAATGGAAGATGCTACTGGTTACCACAAGTCTATGTTTACTGCTATGAACTCTGATGCTATTGCAAATCATTTTTACGAACAAGGTAAAGCTGATGCTTTGAAAGAAAGCATGGCTAAATCTAAAAACATTAACATGGCTCCAAGACAGTCACACGGAGGAACTACGGTTGATGGCGTTACGATGAGAGTAATGGATAATAGTGATTCAGGCGCTACGTTTAAAATTAAAAAAAAGTAAATAATTAAAAATTAAAACAAAATGGCAATTACAAGTGCGAGCGGTATAGACGCTGCTCCAAGACAACAAACGCTATCCACTAACTACATAGACTTTACGTCTGCTGCTACGGAAGGATGGGCGCAACAATACTTACCAGATCTTATGGAAAAAGAAGCTGAGATTTATGGTAAAAGAACAATCGCAGGATTTTTAGCTCAAGTAGGAGCTGAAGAGTCTTCTACATCAGATAGAGTTATTTGGTCTGAACAAGGTAGATTACACCTAGCGTACAAAGCTACAAACGAAGATGTTTCTGCTAACATATTTACAGTTACAGCTGACGTTGATGGTAACACTATCGATGGTTCTGCTGGTAACGTACACGGTATGAGAGTTGGTGATATCGTATTAGTATCTAATGCTTCGCTAACTTTAAGAGGTTACGTTTCAGCTATCGCTGCTACAACTGCAACTGTTTTACCTTACGGTGCTGCTAACTTTGACACTGCTGGTTTCTCTGATTCAGCTGGTGCAGGTGCTTACAGAATGTTAGTTGTTGGTTCTGAGTTTGAAAAAGGGACTGATGGTAGATCTGCTGCTAACTCTCCTAAGTTCACTTCTTACTCTAACAAACACATCATAATGAAAGATTACTACGAAGTATCTGGATCTGATGTTTCTCAAATCGGTTGGGTTGAAGTAGCTGGTGAAGAAGGTCAAAACGGTTACTTATGGTACTTAAAAGCTGAAGGTGATACTAGAGCTAGATTTACTGATTACTTAGAGATGACTATGTTAGAAGCTGTCACTGCTCACGCTGACGCTGGGGCAATTGGTGGTACTGATGGAGGTGCTCTTCAAGATGGTACGCAAGGTTTATTCGCTGCTATCGAAGCAAGAGGTCACCAAACTACTGGTGTTACTGGTGTTAACGCTGCTACTGATTTAGCTGAATTTGACGCTATCTTAGCTGCATTCGATCAAAACGGTGCTATTGAAGAAAACATGATGTTTGTAAATAGATCAACTTCGTTGGCTATGGACGATATGTTAGCTTCTATGAATTCTTACGGAGCTGGAGGTACTTCTTACGGAGTATTCGACAACGAAGAAGATATGGCTTTAAATTTAGGTTTCTCTGGATTCAGAAGAGGTTCTTATGACTTCTACAAGTCTGATTTCAAATACTTAAACGACAAAGGTACTAGAGGTGCTCTTAATGACACTGTTACTAATATTAGAGGGGTTATTGTTCCAGCTGGAGTTTCTTCAGTTTATGACGAGCAATTAGGTAAAAACTTAAAAAGACCTTTCTTACACGTTAGATACAGATCTTCACAAACTGATGACAGAAAGTTAAAGACTTGGGTTACTGGTTCTGTTGGAGCTAAAACTTCTGGAAAGGATGTTATGGAAATCCATTACTTATCTGAAAGATGTTTAATTACACAAGGTGCTAATAACTTCATGTTAATGAACTAAGCACATTATTTTAAAAGACCGGGGCTTCGGCCTCGGCCTTTTTATTTTATTAATTTTATTATATATTATATTATGGCAAAGAAAAAAGAAACAAAAAAAGAAGAGGTAGAGGTACCTGTTATTGAAACACCAGTTGTTGAAACAACAAAACCTAAAAAAGAAGAAAAAACACCTAGTCCAGAAGATGGTTGGGTAATAAAAGATAGGATGTATTACTTAAAAAACAATAAGTCTCCTTTGAGTTACTTAGTAAGAGGTAGTAACATACATTATTTTGACGAAGAAAAAGGATACGAAAGAGAACTAAAGTATACATCAAATCAAAGAACTTGTTTTGTTGACGAAATGAAGGGTGATCAAAGGTTAGATCATATCATATTTCAGAAAGGAGGTTTGTTCGTTCCAAAGAATAAAACTGTTTTACAGAAATTATTATCACTTTATCATCCACATAGAGATAAATTATTTGAAGAGTATAAACCAGTTAAGATAGCTGAAACGCAATTAGATTGGTTAGAATTTGAAGTTGCAGCTATGAACGCAGCTACAAACTTAGATATAGACATGGCAGAAGCTGTTATGAGAGTAGAACTTGGTTCTAAAGTGTCTAAGATGAGTTCTAAAGAACTTAAAAGAGATTTACTATTGTTTGCTAAGAGAAGTCCTCAGTTATTCTTAGAACTAGTTACAGATGAGAACGTTCAACTTAGGAATTTTGGTATTAAAGCAACAGAAGCAAATATCATTAGATTATCTTCTGATCAACGAACATTTACATGGGCGTCTAACGATAGAAAACTAATGACAGTTCCATTTGAAGAACACCCATACTCAGCTTTAGCCGCTTGGTTTAAAACTGACGAAGGAATGGAAATATATGCAAATATAGAAAAAAGATTAAATTAATCTAACTGTAGAGCGGTCGCCCTACGGGGCGATCGTAAACTACAAATTAAAAAGAAATTATGGTAAACGTAGATACAGTGTATCAAAGAGTTTTAGCGATAGCTAATAAAGAACAAAGAGGTTATATAACTCCTTTGGAGTTTAATCTACTAGCTAACCAAGCTCAATTAGAAATATTCGAAAGTTATTTTGTTGAGTTAAATCAAGCATTAGCAATGCCGGGTAACGAAAGCGAATACTCTGATATTGTAAAAACATTAAACGAAAAAATAAGTATATTTAAAACTGACGGGGCTTTAACTTACGCTTCAGGGTATTTTAGTTATCCTTCTGATATGTATAAGTTAGGTACATTATATTATAGAAGTCTACTTGGTTCCGCTATTCAAGATTCAGTAGAGATACAAGAGGTGAATTACGACGAAATAATCGATTACAACAAATCACCTTTAACAACACCAACTCCTTCTAGACCCTTGTACATACGTAGAGAAGAAGGTGTAAGAGTGTTTTCAACACCATCTATAACGGTAAATGTTTCTGCGAGCTACACTAAGAAACCAACTAAAGTAGAGTGGGGATATGTTGTAGTAAACGAACAAGCTTTATATAACGCTGGTTCATCAGAAAACTTTGAGCTACATGTTTCAGAAGAAGTAACATTAGTTATGAAGATATTAGGATTAGCTGGTATAGTTATACAGAGACAAGAATTAATGGCATTAGGACAACAAGCATAAAATAAAATAAATGGGATTAATAAAAGAAACAGAACACGCTTACTATAACGGTAATGATTTTGGAGGATACCAGTTTATATCGTTAGATCATATAATAAATAACTTTATGATAGCTTACGTTGGAGAGGGAAAGATTATACCAAAAGTAAAAAGAACAGACGTTGCTTTTCACGCACAGAGAGCTATTCAAGAACTGAGTTACGATACATTCAAATCTAATAAATCTCAAGAAATAGAAGTACCACCATCTCTAACAATGATGTTACCACAAGACTATGTTAATTATGTTAAGTTAGTGTGGAGTGATTCTGCTGGTATAGAACATATAATATATCCAACAAGTAAAACATCTAATCCAAAAGCTATAAAACAAAATACAGATGGTAGTTACGTTTTTAATAACGACACTACTTTAGCTGAACAAACTTCTCCAAATACAACTTCCGAGACACATGAAACTAATGCTAATCCTGCTCTTAATACTATTTCTTTAAATGATAGTGACGGTGTTTTAGTAGCGGATATATCAACAGTTTTATCTTTAGGAATGGAGTTACACGGAATAGATCCAAATGGAGATGATATTCCACCTGGAGTATATATCGAGAGTTTTGATGCTACTATACCGTCAATAGCATATACTAATGTTAGTATATTTAATGGTGTGTATGATATTACTTATACTAAAGGAGCTAGTTCAGACACGTGGAACAGTTATAGTTCTGCCACTCCATCTGAAAATCAAGACGATTATACAGATGATACTTATTGGCCTCACCCAGGAGATAGGCGAGGATTAGATCCAGTACACGCGCAAGGCAATGGATCTTTCTACATAGACGAATTACAAGGAAAGATTCACTTTAGCTCTAATATTAACGGAAAAACTGTGATCTTAAAATATATAAGTGACGGACTAGGTACGGATGGGGAAATGATAGTTCATAAATTCGCTGAAGAAGCAATGTATAAATCAATAGCTTACGCTATACTATCAACAACAATAGCTGGACAAGCATTAGCTCCTAGCTTTCAACAACAAAAATCAGTTGCAATAAGAACTGCAAAATTAAGATTATCAAATTTAAAAATAGAAGAACTTACTCAGATAATGAGGGGGAAATCTAAGTTTATAAAACACTAAAATATGTCAGAATTGAAACATGGTTTCGGTGCTGCCAAAATGAATAAGGACGCGGATGAGAGAACTGTTCCTAATGGCGAGTACAGAGACGCTTTAAACGTACAAATAGTTACTTCAGATGGATCTGACGTTGGTACCTTACAAACGTTGTTAGGTAATAGTAAGATTAACTCTACTTTTCAAGGTACGTTATCCTCACACGCTAAATGTGTTGGTTCTGTAGTTGATGAGGCAAATAATAAAATATATTACTTTGTGTCAGATAATGTAAATCATACAGATTATATATTTGAACACACTATCAACGGTTCTTTAAAACCTATAGTTGTAGATAAATATAGAACTACTGTTGTTGTTTCTGATACCTCAAGTGGTACATCCGCGAATCCAATTAATAGAATTTTTAAAGTTGCTAATTTAGACAGTGGTATTCGCCCGGGAATGAGCGTTGTAGGTATGTTCTCAGGAGTGTTTCAAATTAACTTATCTGATCAATTAAAGATAGTAGAAATGAAAGATAGTGGTTCTGGTTACTGGGATATACTAACGGACGTTTATTCTACCGCGGTATCTTCTTCAACTTCTTTAGATACTACTACTGGTGTAAATTTAACACTACATGCAGATAGAGCTTTGAATTTTGAGGGTAATCAAATAACCGGTATCAACATTATAGACGAAACTATATACTGGACAGATGGTAGCACTGAACCAAAGAAAATAAATATAAACAATGTAGAAACCCACCACCATGGTCTACAACACACTAAGTTTATAGTGAGAGATAATAACAATAATCCTATAGTAGACTCAACTTCACTACAAGTAGATTTTAGAGAAAATCCAGACTACTTAAGAGAAGAACACCTCACTGTTATTAAAAAATCCCCTTTATATCCCCCAACATTATTATTTAGTAACACATCTGATTTTAGATTCAGTGACGGAGGTGCTTCTGTGCTTACGTCTGGTTTTAGCGCTAATTTCGCTATAAATATTGATGGAGAACTACTTGAGACTGGTAGTACTTTAAACATCACTTTTAACACTTCACCTAGCTATAAAGTTGGAGATAAAATATTATTGAGTAGAGATAATAATTACGAAGAATCCCTTGATTTAAGCAAGTACGAATTAATAGTAGAAATATTAGAGTTCACCCCAGGAACCAACGCGGCAACAGCTAAAATAAAAATTGTTTTTATTGCAAACGCCTTACCTGGGCATGTTTTTGCGATACCACAGACAGATTTATTTTATTCTATATTACAACAAGAGAAACCATTGTATGAATTTAAGTTCCCTAGATTTGCTTATAGATACAAATATCAAGATGATCAATACTCTTGTTATTCTCCCTTTTCTGAACCAGCATTTTTACCGGGTGTCTTTAACTACAAACCAAAAGATGGGTATAACATGGGGATGGTGAATACATTAAGATCTCTATATGTTATGGATTTTGTCCCAGATCAAGACACTTTACCGAGAGACGTTGTAGCAATAGATATAGTTTATAAAGAGTCTAATTCCAACAACGTTTACGTAGTTGAAACGATAGAATACGGAGACGAGGAATGGATCGCTAGAGGATCTGATATAAACACTGAGGCTTCTACTTACTCTAGAACTAAAGGAGCTTTATTGATAACATCAGAAATGGTTAAAGCAGCTGTAGCTTCTAATCAATTACTAAGACCATGGGACAACGTGCCAAGAACAGCAAAAGCACAAGACATGGTGGGTAATAGAATTGTTTACGCGAATTACAAACAGAATTATAATTTAAACTAAAGATTTAATATGGCATCAGCAGCACCTACGAATACAGGCACGGGAACAGTAGTTCCAGGTGGAAAAGTAAAAGTACTAGCAAACGTACAGTCAGATAGTAAATCTGGATTGGTAGGTGAGAAGTCTCTAAAATCACAAAGAACATATCAAATAGGCGTTGTTTACAAAGATATATATGGGAGAGAAACACCTGTGTTTACCAGTGGAAGTGGTTCATTTACAGTTCCAAAAGATTTGTCAGACAAAAGAAATGGTATAATAACAAATTTACAAAACGAAGCGCCCGCTTGGGTTGACACGTTTAAATTCTTTGTTAAGGAAACATCGAACGAATATTATAACGCTTGTATGGATAGATGGTATGATGCTGAAGATGATAATCTTTGGTTAAGCTTTCCATCTGCAGAGAGAAATAAAATTAAAGAAGATGGATTTATAATATTAAAAAAGCAAGCTGCCAGCGATGACGCTGTTTACGAAGAAGCTAGATACAAAGTAATAGATATAAAAAACGAAGCTCCAATTGATATTAAAACATCTTACGAGGGTTATGGTGAATCTACTATAACTGTTCTTGGAAATGGAGCACTACCAGGTAGTAAAACTATAAAACTTGATTTTACTACAGGTGGGACATACGATTGGGTTCGCTCTGTATTTTACGATGCTTTATTGGTCGGCGCTAACGTTGGTAAAACAGACACTGGTTTTATAGGTTGGCCTTTGGAAGATGTTGTTATAAAACTATCTAATACCGTGGGGGTAACTACAGGTTGGTTAGATGTTGCTAATATTTACAAGGATGGAGAACTTTTTATAGAGCTTTCTAAACCATTAAAAGGTTCTTCTGGTGATGACGATAGTGGTGGTATAAAAGCTGTAATACCAGTTCCTACGAGTGATCAGGATATTTCTGTTAAAATCGCTAAAAGAGTGATAAAACACAAGGCGGAATTTGATGGTAAGTTTTTTGTTAAAATAGCTAGAGATGCAGTTGTAGATAAAAAAGTGAGAGAAGTAGGAATTACATCAGCTAGTTTCACAGTGGTAAACGCTGTAGAACAATATTATCTTCAAACGTCATCTGGTAATAGTGATTCAGGTCACTGGGAAGCTGTTGGAGAAAGGTGGTTTATAGATGAGGCAATTAGAGACGAAGTGGGTAGTAATCTATTTCTAGGTTACCTTTCAACAAACTACAATGGTCCGTATAATAGAGACAATGGATTTGGGATAATAGGTGATGGAAGTGGTAGCAGGTCTGGTAGTTCACAATCTAGTCTTCAGTGTACAATGGAGTTAACTCTAAATAAAATAAAAGATAGCAATAAAGATGGTTATGATACTAGTAATAATTCATCTGGTAATCAAGAGTTTTTAAACAAAATAAAACAAGAAGGAACTTTATTCAGATGGCAAGAAGATCCATACCAACACGTTTATAGGGTTGTAGCTGCTCATAGTAGCGAGGATCAAAATATAGATGGACCACCAAATCATAACTATAAAAAAGGTATACTTAATTACTCATCTGCAAAATCAGAAAGAAAAGACAGTGATAACAAGTGTATTAGAGTTTATCTTAAATTTGTAACAACAGGTTGGAGGTTGAGCGAACCACAGGGAACCGCTGGTGTTTTTCAATTTGACGAAACAGAAGAAAGTAAATATCCTTTTAACTTTAACAACCAATACACTCCTCTCAATGCTAGTACCGCAATAGAACCTTGGAATCCTACTAAGAAAGGTTATGGATTATACACAGCGGCTAGTGGTAGTTCTACTTATAGTGGTAGTATCAATGCTAATAACACTTGGAAAACCATAGGGCAAGACAATAGTGGTCCAACGATGGATCATTCGACCCACAACACTATGCAAATAGTCACGATGGACGTTGGAGATGAAGAACCGGCTTTTACTAAAGACCCAGCGGTATGGGAAACAGAACCAAGAGAAGATGTAGGTTTAGATATATATTACGAAGCTAGCCAAGCTTATCCTACAAAACTAACGGATCAAACGAATGAATTATTTGCTCCTTATGGTTGCACTGTAACTTGTAATGACGTTATTAATAATGAGAGTTTTTACCTCCCAGATGACACGGTTTTATGGGATTGGTCCCCAACAGGTAACGGTGGGAACACATTGTTATTAAACGCTAAAATTGGAGATGTTGGTGTAATAGACGATTTAGGAGCAGTAACAGACATAACTACTGATGACACAAAACTTGCTTACTTAAACAATAACTTACTTGGGTTAGAGTTACAGTTCACGAGACCTGACGGAAGTTACACCACGGCGAAAGTACAGGAGTATTCTGCGTGGAACGGAGCTTATCAAAACATAAATCCAACTAGTACTAACTATACAAACGATTTAACTTTTAAAGTAAAAATAACATTAGACAGAAATTTAACAAACTCTAAAATAAGACTACCATATTTCAATTGTTATTCATTTGGTAATGGAGTAGAGTCAGATAGAATAAGAGATGATTTTAACGCCGTTACAATAGGTAAAGGGGTTAAAGCCTCTACGGTTTTACCAGAACTATATAAAGAAGAACAAAGAACAAATGGATTAATATACTCTGGTATATACAATTCTAATAGTAGTCTAAATAGTCTTAACCAGTTTATCGGAGCAGAGAAGATAACAAAAGACGTTCCACCTACTTACGGTAGTATACAGAAGTTAAAAGCAAGAGATACAAACTTAGTAGCTTTCTGTGAGGATAAGATATTAAAAATTCAAGCTTATAAAGACGCTCTTTATAAAGCTGATGGTAATCCAGATGTAATATCAACAAATAAAGTTTTAGGTGATATAAGTTCTTTCGCTGGAGAGTTTGGTATATCTACAAATCCAGAATCATATGCTGAAGATAGTTTCAGAATGTATTGTACTGATAAGCAAAGAGGTAAGGTTCTTAGAATATCTGGAGATGGTGTAACACCTATATCAGACGTAGGTATGACAGATTACTTTGCTGATAATTTAAAACAGAATGATACTTTATTAGGAACTTTTGACGATAGAAAACAAGAATACAACCTTACTTTAAAAGAACAACAAAAAACATTATCATTTAGTGAAGCAGCTAAAGGTTGGACTAGCTTTAAAAGCTTCATACCAGAAAGTGGGTTTAGTATCAATAATAATTATTATACGCTTAAACACGGTGAGCTTTGGCAACATCATATAAACGAAACAAGAAATAACTTTTATGGAGACGACTATAATTCACATGTAGATATTCTATTTAATGAGGAGTCCGCAACAGTTAAAAGTTTTGCCTCAATGAAATACGAAGGAACTCAAGGTAAGATAACACAAAATCTAACAGATGGAGAATATTACAATAATGAAAACACGAGCACTATACCTGGGTTCTTAGGAAAACAAGGTTGGTACGTAGAATCTGGAATAACAGATTTACAAGAAGCTGGAGAGATGGAGTTTAAAAGTAAAGAGGGTAAATGGTTTTCTTATATGAAAGGAAAATCAGTTGCAGGAGCAAACGATTTAGACAGTAAAGAATTTACATTCCAAGGAATAGATCTTTTAGAATCGATAGTAGATAACGGAGGCGATGGTACTGAGGGAGTAATACTAGGATGTACTGATCCAACAGCTTTAAATTACAATCCGAACGCTACTCAAGATGACGGCTCTTGTTTGTTTAATCCTCCACCACAACCTATTTATGGTTGCACTGATCCAACAGCTACTAACTACGAACAAGACGCAACTATAGATGATGGTTCATGTGTATATCCATCTAGTTTCTTTCAAATAACCGTCCAAGATATAGGAGATCAAGATCCTGGAACAAACATTTAATATAATATGGCAGTCAACAATAAATACACGTCAAGCATACTAACTACACCTCCAATTATTACTGGTAATGGATTTTTAAACAACCCCTCTGTTTTTCCTCTATCAACTACTACTATAAGCAGAATAACTTTTACACCTAAACCAGGAGAAGAGATTAGAGCCGCTAACTTTGTACATGTTAAGCATGTGGGAATGGGAAGCTTTGAACTTAGTTTATCTGGAACTACTAACAGTCATACTCAATGGCCGTCAAGATTTCAGCTTACAGCACCTGGGTTAGGAACTCCTGATCCAACAACTGCTTCTGGGTACAAAGAAGCTCCAGGTGTTTACAAGGTAGTTTTTGAAGACTCTACGAATCCTAACAATAATCTTAGTTGGTTAACAACACAAAGCAACGCGATTAACGAAGTTTATATGTGGGTTTATATTGGTAACAATGAAACAACAGCCGTGGATAGTTCAAGTAATATAACTATAGACTTAGATATAGATTATGATGTAGATGGATTTATATTAAGTGATACCGTGTCTACTGTTGCTGGTTCTGGTTCTGGAAATAACCTTAACAATTTTAATATCTAACATGGCAATATCAAAAACAATATCACATGTAGGGGAAACAAGAGAATTAACACTTAACGGTAATCCCGGTGCTGAGTTTGAATTATATATAAAACAAAGTAGTAATTATTACAACTTTGATACAGATAAGTTTCAAACTGTTATAAAGACATTAAAGTCAGAGATACCTTCTAACGGTGTTTTTAGAAGAGATATTTTAATACCAACAGTTACATCTAATACTAGTTACGATTTTTATGTAAGACCTATAGGTAGTACTACTAGTAATCTTGTTACTACTAACGAACAAAAAATAGGGACGTTGTTCCAAAAAGGAGCTGTCACAGCTACGTTCACTACAACTGAGGATACAACACTGAGTATAGCAAGCGCTTTAACTGGAGGTACGTTAACTACGCCTAACGTTCAACTAACACAAACAGGAGCCGTGACGGCAACTGGTAGCGTACTCGTGTATATACACACTATACCAACTTGGGATATTGAAACAGGTGGTGCTTGGACGTTATCTAACACGGTTAATACTACTGTTGATAGATTTGATAAAACAATAGCTTACGTAGCAGACGGAACAAATATAGCTTCTGGATATTCTGTTACGGGAGAAAATATTATTGATGAAATAACAGTGTCAGCGATTAGTGGTAACAAAGTTGCTTTATCAGCAGCGCAAAGATTAGCGCATGGACAAAGATTAACTTTTTCAAAAAGTGAATGGGAGTTTAAAAATATATATGCTAAAGCTGAAGGTAGTGGAACTACCTCTGTTACTTTTTCAAATTCTACAACTGTATCTAAAGTAGGTATAGCAGATATAACCGTTGAATTAGATATTGATGAATACGTAAGTGTTAAACCAAATGCTTTTCCTGTAAACGTTAATTGTCCCGCTGGTGGAACTGTGCTTATATATCCGTATCAAAACTGTATTAATTACCTGGGTGGAAGTGGTGACATCGACGCTAACCAATCTACCAAAACATACAAAATCCACTCTATACCCGTGGCTGCGACCTCTAGCGCCGCTATAAGGACAGGTGTAGGAACTGTTATAGGTACGTTAAGTTTGGGTGCTGATGAGGTAATGGGTAGTGCTGGTGAAGGAGTAGTAACATACACTGCTCATGCTAGTCAAGAAGCTGGAGATACAGATATATTTTATTACAAAACAGTGGATGCACAATCAACACCAGTAACAAGTTCAACAACTCAAGGAATAGTAACAGTAACAATAGTATAATATGCCAACAACAACTTTAACATTTCCAAACGACATAAACGTATCTGTACAGATAGGTGATATAATATATTATTCTCCAACAACTACAACTGGTATTCATGATACTGCTGGTACAGTAGTAGAGCTAGGTAATGTTATTAGTATATCTGGAAATACAATTGTTGTAAATTATCAAACAAATACAGTTCTACCTACTGCTAGTGATTTTATAATGTTTGCTAAAGACAAGTCAGCTAACATGTCTAGTCTATTGGGTTACTTTGCTGAGTTCAGGATCGTGAATAATTCCAAAGACAAAGCAGAAATGTACTCTATATCCGTGGACGTCACGGAGAGTAGTAAATAATTTGTAAAAAGTGTGACTATATTGATAGAACAAATTCAATATAATGAAAAAAGAAATAGTCCTTAATAGGAGGAAAGACATACAGTTACTACAAGATTTACTAATAGAGAACGCCGACGGAGAAAACATAGAGGGAGATGGTGAAAATATAGTACATAGTAAAAACTTTCCTTTAAAACATACTTTCGCAGATGGTGTATATATAAGACAAATGGATATGCAAGCTGGTTCTGTGGTAATAGGAGCTATACATAATCACCTACATGCCTGGTTTTTATTAACTGGTAGTTTAGCGGTTGTAACTGAAGATACTACAGAGGAGTTTATATCACCTTGTTATGTATTAGCTACACCAGGTAGTAAAAGAGTTATATATGCATTAGAGGATTCTATATTTGTAAACGTACATAAAAATCCTGACAACATAAAAGATATTAAAAAATTAGAAGACGAAATCGTTTCTTTAACATTTGAAGATTATGAAGAGTATATTAAAAAAAATAAATAAATTATGAGTTTTATAGCAGTAGCTGGTCTAGCGCTAGGAGCTGGAAAAATGATTGCTGGGGGAATAGCTAAGAAGAAAGCTAAGAAAAAACAAGCCGCAGCTAAAGAACAGATGGATAAACAAATGGATGAGTACATGAATCAAGAGGTGAAAAATCCTTATGAAGGAATGGAAAACACATCAGAAGATCTTACTGTAGACACGCAAGCCGCTGAGTTTGCCGCTCAAAAATCTGATCAAGCTAGAGCAGATATAATGGGTGGGATGGCTGCTTCTGCTGGTAGTAGTGGTATTGCTGCGTTAGCACAAACTATGGCTAATCAAGCTACACAAGAAGCTCAAGCAGCTTCAACTAGTATAGCTTCTCAAGAAAAAGCTAATCAAGCAGCTGAAAGACAAGAAGCTGGTAATATACAAGATCAACAAATACAAGGTGAGATTATGGTTCAAAATATTAAAGATCAAAAGATGGGGACTAAAATTGGTATGAGCCAGGCTGAAATGGCGGCGCACGGTCAAGATGTCGCTGCAGGTAACGCTATGATGGCGAGTGGAGCTAGCGATATGGGTAGCGCTGCTGGTGGAATAGGTGATATGGATTTTGGTAAATAAGGATAAAAAATAAACTATGTCAGATAAAAAATATAATAGAGCAACGTACACTGGGTTAGGTACTGGTATGCAGGATAGATTAATAAAAGGTGCGTATCTATCTGCTAGAGCAGATTCTCCAGATTATAGTTGGATGAACGTTATTGGTGGTGGTATTAAATCTTTTAAAGAAGAAGTAGATACTGCAAAAGCTAATAAGAAAGCTGAGCGTGAAGAAACTTTAGCTGGAATACAAACTACTGTAGATGGTATATACGAAGCTGGAGGAAGTATGCCTAAAGCTTATTTTGATCAAGCTTACGATTATACAGAGAAACTAAGAGAGAGATATATCGCAGCGGTAGAATCTGGAGATATAAAATTACAACATCAAATAAAAGGAGAGCTGAATGGGTTTTCAACAACGATCCAAAGCACTAAAGATTCTTTAGTAGAAGGAGCTGAAATGTGGAACGACAGTTCTTTAATCGACGAGTCTGGAATGACGGATTATCAATTAGCAGTTAATGCTTCTTTTAAAGAAGAAAATGCCCAATTAGTTGATGGTTCGTATAAATGGGAGAATGTAAATTATGATCCTAGTAATCCTAATTCTAAAGAGTTCTTTACGTTAGATGATTATAAAAAAGCTCTTCCACTTAGAGATGATGTTAATAAAGAGGTTTATTTAAAAGATGGGCAAAACGTGTTAGATGCTAGGGAACAATGGTTAAATGGTGAGGGAGGAGAGTTTGATGTAAATACACAGAGAAAGAAAAACATGAAAATAATAGATGATTCTATAAAATCAGTTGGCACTATGCAGTCTATGGTACACGACGATATAACGGGTCAAGGTTCTTTCGCCTCGTCAATTCAAGATCACCCAGAGTTTCAAAATATATTTGATGTTATAAACAATAAAGACGGATTAAAAAACCAAACAGCTATTGGACTGTACGATAAAAATGGTGACGGCGTTGTTGATTTTAGAGATTTTATGACGGAAAAATCCATACAAAATATATCGTATAATTGGGATGATGATGATAATGGAATAATAGACGAATCCGAACGTGTGAATATGATGGAAGAGTTAAATGGTCCCGATGGTCTGGAGTACGTTATGATTTTCATGGAAGAAAACGATGAATTTAAGAGCGATATAGAAACAATGGCTAAAGAAAACCTATCTGATGCTATATTAAATCAAGATAACCCAAGTTACAATGAAGATGTAACGAAAGGTTTGTTAGCGGATTTCATGACTAATAGACAGAGTCAAATGTTTTATGGAGGTGATGAGACATATAAAAACCTACTACCAAACCCTGGTGGTAGAAGAGCAGATAGCGAAAACTACTATAGAAAAGGTAAGTTGGTTATTAACGGAGAAGAAATAACTTCTTTAGATCAATATAAAGAGATGGGTGGTAGTTATCAGTACCTTAAGGATCAAGGTTATGCTTGGGATAATAAAGATGGCAAATGGGTTAAAACCAAAGCTTCTTTCGAGGGTAAGACAGCGAAATACGATAATTAATTAAATTATAAATGAGCACACAACAACTTCATCAAGGATTAATTGAAGACGGTCACTACACAAAATCACTTCAAGAATTCCAAGTTCAATTTCAGACTAAAGATAAACAACTAGAACTTTACAATGGTATTGTAGGGGACGGTGACTTTACAGGTAGCTTTATTGAGTTCCAAAATAAATTCTTTCCTACACAAGCAGTTGTTACTACTCCAACTTCAACTCCAACTTCAACTTCAACATCAACATCAAAATCTAAATCTAAACCTAAAGAGATAAAAGAAGAGGAAGAATTAACTGAAGAAATTGACGAAGCAAAAATTAAACAAGACGCTATTGATACAGAGTATTGGGATAAATTAGGGGGAAAATATAAAAGAGAGCATTTTTCTAAAAACGAAGAAAAAGAATGGGTGTATACAAATCCTGAAAGTGGAGAGACTGTAACGATGGAAGATCTTATTGGAAAGTTTAAAGGTGAAGGTCTTGTTAGTAAGGGTCTACGTGGGTTGCTGAAAGGAATGCATAACGAGTTAAATAATGAGGATATTAGAGTTGAAGAAGCTATTACTGGTTTAAAAACTAGAGTCTCTGAACACGAAGCAACAACAATATCAACCGAAGGTATTGATCTTGTTAAAGATGTTGAGAAAACGATTTCTGAAGAACAGTTAAGATTAGAAGATATACAAAGAAGAATTAAGCTCGCTGAAGATGGAGGTCAAACTAAAGAAGAGGCGTTTGATCAACTTTCAGATGAAGACCAAGGGTTTTTATTAACAGCAGATTATCTAAAAATGGCGCTTGATTCTTACGAAATAGAAGATCTTTTATTGATTAGAAAAAAGCAGGCTATTAAAGCTCTTGGTTATTATAACGAAGAAATAACTACTAAAGAAGATTGTGAATTAGAAGGTGGTAGTTGGAACGGTAATGGAGGTTGTTTTATTCAGGGGACATATCAAGAGACTAGAGATAAAAAAAATACCGTTGTTGATGTACTACATAATGGAGATGAACTTAGTTATGATTTGGAGGTACAAAATGTAAATATCAATGATAACTCTAGTAATCGTCAAATGTTTTTAAACACGCTCAGTCCAGATCTTAGAAATGAAACGTTAGAAGACGAAGCTCTGAATAGTTCACATCGACTTGACACAGATTGGGATTTACACCGAACACGTACAACTATACTCGACCAAGCTTTGCATCAAAAAAGTATAATAGACTTCGCTGTTGAGAATATGATAAAGAAGGAAGACGTTAACGTTGAATCAAAAGCATTTAAAGATTTTGCATATACTATAGATGATTTAGAAACTAATAAAGAATTATATAATTTTATAATAGGAGGAGAGGGAACGGACGGAGGTTGGATCGAGCAGTCAGTAGAGGTAGATGAAAATGAAATTATTCAAAATCATATAGCAAAAACACTTGATGAACACGAAGACGTTGGGTTTTTTACAAAAGATACCGAGCACCAAAAAGATATAAGAAAGTATACGGACGAAAGACTAGAAGAGATCAATCCACTATTAAAAGAAGCGACTACGCAACTGGACAAAACCGCTAGTCTTGCGGAAGATGTTTTTATAAGTATGCAAAAAGATTATAAATGGTTAGGTGAAAATAATCCTCAACATTTAATAGATGATATAAAGAAGAAGATAAAAAACAAAGAATATACTTCTCAAGAAGAGTACGATAAAGATAGAGAGTCTGTAGAAAACTCTATAGCGGAATACAACAATGTTTTAAACAGTTATCTTAGAAACCAGAAAATTCTAGGTGCAACAAACTTTTCTCTTAAAGAACAACAAGTTACTACTGAGGCGTTAATGAAAGATGTAGAGCAATTATCCATCGTTAACGATAAGGCTAGCAAGTATTATGGAGAACTTTATAATTGGTCCGCAAGGATATTTGCTTCCACAGCTGAGTTCGCGATAGGAATAGATGAACTTTTAGAAAGAATGAATCCTGCTTTACTTTTAGACGTAGAAGATGTTCCCGATTGGATGGCGCCTGGGTTAAAGTTTGCTCATGAAAATAACGTTCTAAATTCACTGAGCCCATTACATGGAGCACGACCTAAGCTAGATGATATCTCTAATCATCTACGTGGTAGAATGCAGGATTATTCAATGAGCGATAATATATTTGAGTACACCGCTATGATGATAGCGGAGATGGCCCCGCAAATGATAGTTGGGGCTTGCACAGGAGGAATGGGGAACGCGGCTTGGATGGTTAACCTACCTTTAATGAGTGCTGCTGCTGCTGGTAATAATTTCATGGAATATGAAGAACAGGGATTAACCGGTTGGGAACTATACTCTACAGCTCTCGTACATGGTAGTTTGGAGGGTCTTTCAGAAATGATATTTATGAACCAAACTAAAGGTGTCTTTGGTAGATTGATGGCGGAGACAGTAGAAACAGGAGCGAAACAAACTGGTAAAGAAATTTTCAAACAAAGTATTAAAAAATCACTAGGTTTTGTAGGGTACGTTGGGAAGGAAGGTATTGAAGAAGGACTTTCTGAGGCGGCTAATATGTTCGCTGGAAATGCTTGGGATAAATATGTTATAGGTAAAGACGTTAGTATATGGGAAGGAGTAGACAAATCTTTTATTGATGGGTTCTTAATTAGTGGAGGTATGAAGTCACCACTTTTAGTTAAGGCGGCTGTTAAACCGTTTTTACCAAAAGGTGTTAGTACGAAGTTAGGAGAAAATTCAGATCGTATTTTATATCTCCAAGGATTGTTGTCAAAATCTGATCTATCGCAGGAAACTATAGAAAGCTACGAACAAGAAATGGCTGAACTTGTAGTAGAAAATAATAAAATATTTGATAATTCTATAAAGAAAACAGCATCTATAGATCCAGTTGAAAAACAAAGACTAATCGATATTGAAGTTGAAAAGTATAATCTACAGAAAAAATCAAAAGCTATATCTGAAGAAGAGGGTTTAACCGATGAGGAAATAAAGAAAGAAAATGATTTACTTAATAATAAATGGAGTAAACTAGCGAATGAAAAAGCTGAAATTTTAAATAAATACGAGTTCACACAAGAAGAGTTAGATCAGAAATATAATGATTACGTTGATGAAATAAAGAGACAAAGAGACGAGCATTTTGAAAGAACGGGGAGAGAGATTGAAATCAATGAACTTACGTCTGAAGAGGTAGCAGAAAAAACATTAGAAGCACAAGCTGAGATTCAAGCTGAAATAGATGAGAACCAAAGATTTTTAGATGACCCTAGTGTTGACGCAGAAACTAAAGGTGTAGCTCAAAAAAATATAGATTCTTATACAGCTCAATTAAACGATCTTCAAAGCGCTCACGAGCAATTTGGTTTTATAGGGCAAAACCCTAAAACAGGTAAACAAATAATAAACATAAATAAAGAAACATCCTTAGCGCAGGGAGGTAGAATAACAACTGCCGCACATGAGTTTTTACATGCTGTGTTATTTAAAACTATTGGTAAGGACGCTGGTATACAAGCTAGATTAGGAAGTGCTTTAACTAGTTTTATGAACAAAAAAGGTGGGGTTAATCAAGAATTTATAAATAGAATGCAACCTTATGTTGGAGCACAGAACATGGGTGAAGAAATGATAACTATAATGTCTGAATCTATAATGGACGGCACTTTAAAGTTTGATGAGGGACTATTCACTAAAGTTGGAGATATTTTAAGAAGATTTTTACAGAAAAAGGGCTGGAAAAAAATTAAATTCGATAATGGAAGACATGTTTATAACTTCATAAAAGATTATAACCACAGTATAGAAAACAAATATACTAATAAAGCTATATCTGAAGTTATGGACAAGGGGGCTAAAGGTAAACTTGTAGAGGGGCCTAAAAAAGGAGGTGCTGGAGTATCTTATTCTAAAGCAAACAACCTTCAACAAATGTACGCAGACACATATAAAGGTGACAAAGTGAAATTAATAGAAGAGGGATTGTCAATAGACAAAGAAGGAAACAAAGTAAAAGACACAGAGTTAGATAAATCTATACTAGGGGAGGGAATGGCTAAGATAGCTGGAAGAATCACAAAGAGATTGTTTGATCCAATACCTGTTTCAGAAAGAGCTGGAATAACTAGAAGTATGTATATGAATGAGTTGTTGAAGCTTGCTGGTGAGATGATTAGAAATGAGTATGACCCTACAAAACAGTCTTTAGATAGATTTGTTAGTAATAGATTAAATGCAAGAGCTAATAGTTTAGCTAAAGATATTGGGGTTAAACAACAGTTTACTGAAAGTATAGATGATCCAAGTATTAAAGGAGAACTTACAACAGATCCAGTGGATTTAACTGAAACTGTTATTCATGAAACTATGGACGGAAAACCATCTATGGCAGACAAGTTAATTGCAGTTGATCCCGAACTACAAATTCACGTTGATGAAACAAGGACTAACATAGATAACGGTTTAGATATGTTGCTTTCTAACGAAGGTATGTTGTTAGAGTTACAAGATCCTAATTTAGACCCAGAGACAAAGAGTTCTCACGAACAACAAGTAGAAGCTAATAATGCTGAGTTAGAAATACTTGGAATGAAGGATTTTGATATCACTAAACAAGATTACAAATCACTTAAAGATCTCAGTCCTGAGACAACTCAAAGAATGTTTGGAATAGTTCCTAAAGTAGGTAACCTAACACAACCTGACACTAGAAATTCACAAATGTTTATAGATAAACACGCTGAAGGTCTAGCTGGTGCATTACCACAGGGTCACACTGTTGGTAGTACGTCTACAGGCGTCAACCAAGTTTTGTTAAAGGAATTCTATAATAAGCGATCTGTAAGAGCTAAAACAGGACCTGGTTTAAACGTACAGTTTAAAAAACCTATGTCTGCCATAATGTCTACGTTTCGAAGTGTTTTCGGGATAACGGAAAGAGGTAATCCTAATCTTTACAAAAAAGAAAGTAATACTAGCGCTAGAATAAAAGCTTTAGTATCTCAGACTGGTAAGATAATGAGTAACCAAATGGTTAGAGAGTACCTTGTAAAAACTGGCCATATGAATGCTAAGCTAAACGTAGCTATGTCAGATGGTAAGTCAGATTTAATGTTCTCGAAGAACAACAACGTGTCCCAAGAAAATATTGACAGAGTGGTTGATATAATGAATTCAAATGATGTTTTAGGCGTACACCCCCATGAAGCCGTGAAAATAGCTGCCGAAACATATAATGTGCCTGTAAAAGACTTTGGTAACTTAGCTGATGTTTTTAAAAATAAAATAGACGACAATGTTTCTTTTCTCGATCAAGATACTTATGCTAAAGTAGTTCCTGAAAATGTAACCCCAGAGACTCTTGAGAATAATAAAAATTGGGCGGGATACATTAAGGGAAATAACCTCAATAGATATGCTCCGTTAGATAAGAATAACCCTAAAGATAAAGCAACATTTATAGCTGAGACAACAAGCTTCCTAAGTAAACTCCCTACGGCTTGGCTGAAAAACCAAACGCTCAAAACTATTTTTGCAAACGGAACCCAAGGAGATTTCTTTCATAAAATGGAAGAGTTAGATAGTGTTATTGATAGAATTCTAGAAAACAGGAAAAAAGATAAAAGCTTTGTAGAACCTATTGGTGGAGAATTGGTTACTAAAGGATTAAAGTTTGACGCTAAATTAATGGACAACATAATTGAGGTTTCTCTAAAGTATGAAAACTCTAAATATGACGGTTGGACAAAAGAGAGAAAAGTAAGAGAGATATCTAAAGAGGTCGCTAATGTAGTAGAGAAATCGGGTTCAAATCCAGCGGATTTAAAAGCTGGGGTAACTTTTGTTATGAATCAACTAAATAGTTATTTCAACGAACCGGGATTAACAGTAAAACAAAAAGATATTAGAGGTAAATTTATAACATCACTTTTACAGAACCAAACCAGCAAAGCTGGAGGTATAATAAGAGGATCTGCTTTCTTTAAAATGTTATCTCTTACGGGTGGTAAAACTCAGTTTAAATATAAAATGGGTGGTGGAATAAGTTCTACCGAAGCAGGGATAGGTGGGGCTTTATTAAGAGATGTTTATGGGTTTAAAAAACCAATGATAAAACTAATTGGACAGAAAGGTAAACCAAGTGTTTCTAGTAAATATAGATTAAAAGGAGAATCCGAAAAGCAAGCCATACAAAGATTGGAAAAAGCAATTGAAAGTCAACTTACTCCAATAGCTGAAGACCTCGGATACACATACAAGGAATATAGAGAAATGCTACACGAGGGAATGTCTTTCCTTAAGTCTCATCACGGTGAACATATTATAGCTTTATTATCAATGACTACAAATAGCTTTAGTGCTATGGTAGATGGAACTTTTGACTCTAAGTTCCCTGATATAATTAGATATTATGATCAAATGGCCTTAAATGAAGACATGAGGATTATCATAGATCAATATTTCAAAACGGGTATGCCTGATAACTTCTTTTTTGGAATGAACCCATTTGTCAGAATGACAACTGTAATGCCTGATATAGCTTCTGAAACTATTATTTGGGAGCTTGGTACTACTATGGATAGAGCTATTGCTGCTGAACTAATGCTTACACAAATCGAAAAAGGAGAATTCACACCAATTGTTAGTAAGATTAAAAACGCTTCAACAACACAAGAGTTGAACATTATAAATAAGAATCAAAAAACAATAGCTGGAGATCCTGATTTACAAAGTGGGTTTAACAATGTTATTCATGAGGCTGCTAATGAAACTTATTTCAGTAAAGATCCAAAGAATACTTCTAGGGCGGTTAAAAACTTAGTTAATAATATAAACAACATATCTAAGATAAAAAAACAAAAGAACAAAAACGTTAAGAGTTACGATTTGTTAAATAAAGATATGACAGTCGAACAACAAAATGATCTTTTAGACAACCGTGACGAGGCTATTTCGTTTTCTCGTAAAGTTAATCCTTCTAAAGGAATGAGTGTTTGGGATTTTGATGATACTATAGCTAAATCTAAATCTAATGTTTTATTTACAACTCCAGACGGGGCAAATGGAAAGTTAAATGCAGAGCAATACGCTAGTCAATATGTTGATTTAGCAGCTAAAGGATATGAGTTTGATTTCTCAGAGTTTAACGAAGTTGTCGAAGGACAACCAGGGCCACTGTTTCAAGATTTTGTAGATAGAATAAAAAAGTTTGGAGTTGAAGATAATTATATATTAACAGCTAGACCTGCTGAGGCTGCACCAGCTATCCAAGAGTTCTTACAGTCTCAGGGGTTAGAAATACCTCTAGAAAACATTACGGGATTAGCTAATTCTACACCAGAAGCTAAGGCGTTATGGATCACAGAAAAAGTATCAGATGGTTATAATAACATATTCTTCGCTGATGATGCTTTGCAGAATGTTCAAACGGTTAAAAACGTATTAAATCAATTTGATATTAAATCCGAGGTACAACAAGCTAAAATACAATTTAGTAAAAGTATAGATCCTGAGTTTAACAACGTATTAAACGGTAACGTACAGGCAGAACTAGATCTTAATAGAGTGTTAGAACAAACTAAAGGAGTTAAAGCAGAGGCTAGATACTCTGACGCTCAAGCCAAAGTACAAGGAAGTAAAAAAGGTAAATGGAAATTCTGGATTCCACCATCAGCTGAAGATTTCAAAGGGTTGGTATATAGGTTTATTGGTAAGGGTAGAATTGGGGAACAACAAATGGCATTCTTTAAGAAAGCTTTATTTGATCCATTCTCTAGAGCTTACGAAGCTATGAATAATTCTAAACAAAGATTAGAAGGAGAATACAGAGCTTTATTAAAAGAGTTTCCTAGTGTTAAGAGTATATTAAATAGCGTTATTTACAACAACTTTACATTAGGTCAAATGGTTAGAGTTTACAATTGGAACAAAGCTGGATTTGAGATACCTGGATTAGCACAAAGAGATTTAGACGCAATCATAAAAGAAGTTGAAGGAGACGCGGATACATTAGCGTTTGCTAAATCATTAAGTATAATATCTAATCAAGAAGCTGGATATACACAACCAGGAGATTTCTGGATGGTAGAAAATATACAAAGTGATATCAATAAGATAAACAACGAGATAGACAGAGCTTATCATTTAAAAGAATGGAAACAGAACATAGAGACTATGTTTGGGAAATGGGAAAACGGTAGATTAGTTGGACCTAACATGAATAAGATTGAAGCTATATATGGAACGAAGTTTAGAGAAGCTTTGGAGGATATGGTCTGGAGAATGGAGTTTGGCTCTAAGAGACAACAAGGTAGTAATAGACTTGTAAATGCTTTTAACAATTGGGCAAACCAATCAGTTGGTGCTATTATGTTCCTTAATATGAGGTCTGCGTTATTACAAACTATATCTAGTATTAACTATTTGAATTGGTCTGATAACAATCCATTGAAAGCTGGGTTAGCATTAGCTAACGCGCCTCAGTTTATAAAAGATTTCTCTATGATATTTAACTCGGACATGTTAAAACAGAGACGTGCTGGAAATCAAAGAGGTATTAACGAGGCTGAATTAGCGGAAGCTGTAGCAGGAAGTAATTTCTCTCCAAAAGCAATATTACATTACTTATTAACAAAAGGTTTCTTACCAACTCAAATTGCGGATAGTTTTGCTATTGCTTCGGGTGGTGCTACTTTTTATAGAAATAGAGTTAACTCATTACTAAAACAAGGAATGACTCAAGAACAAGCTGAATCAAGGGCTTGGCAAGATTTCCAAGAGAACACAGAGGAATCTCAACAGTCTTCTAGACCTGACATGATATCGCAGCAACAAGCCTCACCGCTTGGTAGATATATATTAGCCTTCAAAAACACACCGATGCAGTATGCGAGGTTGATGAAAAAAGCTTGGTTAGACATAGCTAATGGTAGAGGTGATTTCAAAACAAATCTAGGTAAGATTATTTATTATGGAGCTGTACAAAACTTAATATTCTCTGGGTTACAAGCGGCTATGGGGGCAATGCTTGGAGATGATGATGAAGAAAAAGATGCTAAAGCTCACGAAAGGGTAGTTAATTCAATGATTGATTCAATTCTTGGTGGGTTAGGATTCGGAGGTAATGCTGTGCTCACGTTAAAAAACACGCTTTTGGAATACATCAAACAAGATAAAAAAGGTTGGACCGCGGATCACACTTATACAATACTTAAGTTCTTTGGTTTTTCACCAACAGTAGGTTCTAAGGGTAGAAAATTATATTCAGCTATACAAGGATATAAATTCAATGAAGATGTAATAAAAGAAATGAGTATGTTAGATATTGACAATCCAAGATGGTCTGTTATAGCTAACTTAGTCTCTGCGTTAACAAACATACCTTTAGATAGGTTAATTAAAAAGATAGATAATATAGACGCTGCTTTAACAGAGGATATTACCGCAGCACAAAGACTAGCTTTGTTAATGGGTTGGAATACTTGGGATTTAGACATTGATGACTCTGACGTTGTAGCTGTAGAAGATGAAATAAAAGAGAAAAAGAAAATTGAAACGGAAGAGAAAAAGAAAATAAAAAAGGAAGAAAAGAAAATAAAAGTAAAAGAAGAAAATAAATTAAAAGAAGAGGAAAACAAAAAGAAAAAAGACGGTGGGTGTATTGCTATAGGAAAAAGCGGGGAAAGATGTAAGAACGAAGCTGAATCAGGAGGGTATTGTACCGTTCACGCTAAAGTAGAACAAGGAACAAAAGAAGTTCAATGTAAAAAGATCAAGTCTAACAAGAAGAGGTGCAAGATGAAAACTAAAGCTAAAAGCGGGTACTGCTACTACCACGATTAAATATAGTAGAAAACACGTAATAATATAACAATAAAGTAAACTGTAAAAAATGGCTAAAGAATTAAACGAAGATACAACGTTCAAAATGAGTATTAAAACCATGGGCATGGTAGCTGCTGGAATAGCTGTTGTAGTAGGTGGATGGTACTCTCTTATGCAGGAAATACAAGAAGCTAAAGAACAACCAGTGCAAGTGGATGTTAATATTCTTAAAGAAGAGATTTTAAAGGAAATCCCGGAAGCTGAAATAACGAGAATGGAGTTTGACATGAAAGATCAAATGATTAGGCAAACAATATTAACCACTCAACAAGATGTAGAGGAAATGAAAAAGACTCTAGAGAAAATTGAAGACAAACTCTATAACAGATGAAACCAATCTCTAAGATATTCGGTATATATTTATTAGTATTACTACTTATATTATTAGCAAACACTTCTTTTAGTCAAGTAATAGTAACACATTTTAATGCTGAATGGAACGAGAGCAACGGCGCTGATTGGTTTATGGACCTAGAAGATTGTAAAACTAAAAGTTATGTAGATATAAGTAAACAACCAGAGCTACAGAAGAAACACAAGATAGCTGTAATACCTACTATCATAATATTTAAAGACGGGGAAGAGGTTGCTAGATTTCAAGCTGATTTATCTTTCAAAATGGTGGCAACTAGAGAGGAGATACAAGAAGAAATAGATAATCAATTAATGAGCGATTTTTAAATGAAAAAAATATTAATATTACTTTTACTACCAATAATAACTTTTGCACAGAAAGAAGTTGTTGTACATATTAAAACAGATAGTTATCCTAGCGAAACTAAATGGACTTTATATAAGGACGTTTATCAAGGTGATACCTTAGCTTATGTTCCTTATGGACACTATAACGTTGCTAACTTCATGAATAGTGATACTGTATATATTCCAGATAGTATAACCGATATATCGTTTGTTATATTTGATAGTTATGGAGATGGTATAATTAATGGGGAATATTATGTTACTATATGTGGAGACACGGTTGTTAGCTATCCTGTCTCTACTTTTAATAGTGGATTAATACACAATAGAACAGTGCCACAGTGTATGCCTCAACCTCCACCATTACAAATGGTGCCAGCTAAAGTTATTATAAACTTAGATCAATACCAAAGTGAAACTAGTTGGGATATAAAAGATACAAACGGTGTAACACATGCGTCAGGTAGTGGGTATAATTCTCAACCTGATTATGCTACTGTAGTTATTCCAGTACAAATACCTAAAGGTCCATTAGTGTTTACTATTTATGATACCTATGGAGATGGTTTAAATGGAGCTTTATGGCAAGGGCAAGATGGTTCTTATTATCTAAAACAGTGTAATGATACATTGATCTATGGTACAGATCCAGCATTTGGTAACGATACTTCTCATGTATTCATGTCTGATTCTTGTCCACCTATATTAGGATGTACAGATAACGATTATGTAGAGTGGAATCCTTTTGCAGACGTAGATGACGGAAGTTGTCAAACATTAAAAATATTTGGTTGTATGGATTCTACTATGTACAACTACGATCCTAGCGCTAACACAATGGAGTTGATAGACACTTGTGTTTACACTTTAGTACTACATGACTTAATGGGTAACGGTTGGGTTGGATCACATTTAAAACTTATACACCCTGATACGACATATCAATTTACTCATACAGGAGGATTCAACGATATATATTACGTAGGACTAACAGCTCCAGATCCTGTAACGTTTAGATTTCACATATCAGCACAAGCTAGTTTAACCACGATAGAATGTGGATTTACTTTTATAAATCCAGAGGGAGACACCTTGATAAGTATACAACCTCCTTTTATACAACCTTTGTTACCTTATAATATAATCACGAACTGTGGTAATACTTGCGAAGAAAAGATATTTGGTTGTTTAGATTCATTAGCTGTTAATTACGATAGCACAGCTAACACAAGCGATACTAGTTGTTATTATATACCTGGTTGTACTAATTCGTCTTATCTAGAGTATTACACTCAAGGTTTTGTAGCTGATTATGATGATGGAAGTTGTGATACAAAAGCTGTTTGGGGATGTACAGATTCATTAGCGTTTAACTATGATTCAACAGCGAATATAGATAACGGAGGTTGTGTGCCAGTCATAATGGGTTGTATGGAGTCATTAGCTTTTAATTATAATCCGAACGCAAATACGCCTGATACATGTATAGCATATTTATACGGTTGCACAGATCCAACAATGTTCAATTACAATCAGTTAGCTAACGCTGATGATGGTAGTTGCATTCCATTTGTATATGGCTGTACAGATACAACAATGTTTAATTTTAATCCTTTAGCAAATGCTGAGTATACTCCTAGTAATTGTGTTCCTTATATTTATGGTTGTACTGACCCGAGTATGCTTAACTACAACCCTGACGCTAACACAGAAAACTTCAGCTGCGTGGAGTATATGTATGGGTGCATGGATTCTACCGCTCTTAATTATGATTCACTTGCTAACACAGATAACGGTTCGTGTATCGAGGTTATTACAGGTTGTATGGACCAAGATGCTTGGAATTACGATATCATGGCGAACGTCCACGATACTAGCGCTTGTCTTTACGACGCTGGTTGTATCACTGGCCCTGGGAATCCTTATTGGTTAAACGACCCTTGTTATGAATGGGTAATATTAGTAGATGAATATTGTTGTGAAAATGAATGGGACGAGATATGTCAAGCTACTTACGATCACTGTGAAGGAACTTGGGTGGGACCATTACCAAAAAGATTTGATAGAGAATTAATTATGGTTACTGATGTACTAGGTAGACCAGCAAAACCAGGTAGTAATCAAGTATTGTTCTTTATTTATGACGATGGAACAGTAGAAAAGAAATTAACAAAATGAAAAAAATATTAGTATTACTTCTATTACCATTACTTAGTTATTCGCAAATAACTTACAAAGGCTATGAGTATAATATTCAAAATATTTTAAAGGATCAACTTAAGTTCTCTACGATATATGGAGCCGTGAATGGAGGTACTTCTATATCTGACGTGAAACAATTTTCAATTATTGATGGTTTACAGACCTCAACAATAGAAACTCCTTACGATTATTCTTTTACTATAGGTATAAGAAAGATAGCTAGGTTTGGGTACGAAAACAAAGCTAACACATTTTATGACGGTACAGAATCTAATTACACAGATGCCGCTACGGTTGGTAAGGTTAAAGGGTTCGAATACTTATTTGAAATAGACTACGCTAGACAACAGGGTGTAGATTATATAGATCAACATCACTTTATTAGATATAGTTCTGATGATGACTGTGATGATCCGTTATGTATAGATTATTTCGCTGCTAAAGTAGAGTATTTAAAAGATGGTTTCGCTGATATAGAATATTTTGAGTTGTCAGAAAGGTATAGACTTAAGAAAAGTAAAGACTTAGCTTTTAGTATAGGTCTTACTCATAGATTGGCAGAACCATACGGTTATGATCCGCTAGAAGAATGGATCTTGGATAATGGTAATTTACATTACACTTACCTGGCAATTCAAGAAGGTTACACTATCGACGTTGCAAATAGTGAGTATAAAGATCCAAGCGGAAACACCGTTGCAAATAGTGCTGACGTATGGAAAGAGGTTGTTATACCACAGGTATTAGCAGATTACACTATTAAGAAAAGAAATGAATTAAGCCGTGTTATACAACATTCTGTAGTTGTAGGATTTGACTACTATAAGTATAATAAGAGTTATTGGTTGCACGCTTGGGGTAATTTATTGCCTTATCATTATGATGATGGTAGTGAGTTTTCTTACCATAATTATATCGAAGAAGATCAGTGGTATGATTACTCTGCTGGTGTTATATTTGGTAGAAAGATAGATAAACAGTTAGGTATATTTGCAGAAGGTAAATATAATAAGTATTGGAATAGAGAGTGGTATGACTTTAAATTTGGTGTTAACTATATAATAAGATAATGTACGATTATAAAATATCTCCACTGAGAGTTATAGATGGAGACACAATTGACGCTGAAATCGATTTAGGCTTTGACGTTAAAATTAAAAAGAGAATAAGGTTCATGGGTATTAATACTCCAGAATCTAGAACTAGAGATTTAGAAGAAAAAGCTAAGGGACTAGCAGCTAAAGATAGAGTTAAACAACTATTAGACGGATGTAAAAACGTAACTTTAAAATCACATGGCGTTGGTAAGTTTGGCAGATGCTTAGGAGAGATCATGTTAGACATGGTGGACGGGCAAGAAAAACTAACTCTAGAAAACTTAAACGAATTGTTAATAAAAGAAGGTCATGCTGTAGAATACCATGGCGGAAAAAGATAAAATATGAAAATAGATTGGATCAATGGTTATAAACCAGGTAACAAAAAAGAAAAATACGAAGTAACGTTTAGATTAGGAACGTTTACAGTTTTAGAAATTAAAGCTTGTTTATTCTGTGAGAAAGGATGTAGCTCTAAGAGATTTAGATTTATGTTGTTAAACTTAGGATTTCAAATATAATGAAATATACTAGAGAACAAATAAAAGATACTGTAGAAGGATTAGGATATAAATACTTCACGGGAGATAATTATGATGTAAATATTATTGGTATTAGGAACTCTGAAACCGAAGGTAAGATTACAAACAAGTTTGATGACTTAATTACTATATCTTACAAAGATGAAAACGGTGAGTGGCAATACTTAGAATATAATTGTACAACAGATCCTGGTGATGATTGGATGGAAAATCCTTGGATAGACAAGATAGGATGTGCGGTGTTAAAACCTGGGCAATACAGAGGTTCTCACAAACTTAGATTACATTCTGGGAAATACTTAGCCTTAGGACAAAAGAAAGACGTTACGGTATATAGAGACAATAATAGAAACGATAAATATGAATTTGACGAATCGTCTGTAGATACAGGTGTGTTTGGAATTAATATACATAGAGCAACCGCATTAGAAGGTAAGACTTCTACGTATGTAAATAAATGGAGCGCTGGTTGCCAAGTTATAGCGTCAAACGATGACTGGATGGAGTTCTTAGGTATATGTCAAGAGGCTAGAGAGCATTGGGGTAATTCATTTTCATATACATTAATAGAAAGCAAAAACATAAAATAAATAAATATGGCAACTACGACAGCAACAGTAACAATAAATAGCACGGATTTACTAACAGACGAGTTATCTTTATCTACTACTTGTACCCTTACGAAAACAACGACGGCAACAGGTATAGAAGATACAACGGGGTTAAATAGAAAAAAGATAACTTCAACAGCAAAAGGAACCGCTAGTGGACAAATCACTTTATATACAGCGGATGATTTTGCTGCTATTCCATATTTATATATTAAAAACTTAGCTACCACAGCTGGGCATAGAATATATATATACGATGACACTACAAG